TGGGTTTGAAACAGGCATAGGTCGTCCCCAGTATAAATATCTGAAGATATTTATACTGAGGACGATGAGAAAGTCCTTAGAGATGGATAAATATGAGAGCGATTTAAAAACAAAAGAACGAGCATAATAAAATGACTCCTCCTCGAAAGAGGAGGAGTCGGAGTTAACCATAACTCAATTCGCTGCGAATCATCTGATCGCCATTACGAACGTAATAAGCAATCTCGCAGCCCGGGCTGAACGTGATTTCGTCCAGGATTCCCGGAACTTCGTAGTAAGCGTCTGCAAGAGGGCTTCTCGAAGTTGTTTCGTTACAAAAAGTGTCCATAAAGGATCTCCTTGCAATAGGGGAAAACACCTGTATACCCATACAGGACCCTACCCCACCAAGCAATAGTAATGCTTGGTGGGGTATCTAGTAAGTAATATATGTTTGAAATTGTTTTAAGCGCACAGGCAATCATCAACACACTCTCCTTCCTGGATATCCAGGAAGGAGAGTGTGTTGATGATCAGTACCGTCCAATTTCCAACAAATGTCCTTCAGCCCAATCCCACGGCCATGAAGAATAACGGGTATTGTCCAAACTCGCTTCTCTTTTCCATGTACCTGTAGCGAAGTTGTATCGTATCTTGCGGTTTTCATCACAGGCCAATACGATCCGTTCATCTTTCGGGAAGCTTAAGTAATCATAACAGCGTCCCAAAGCACTGAATAAAGGAAAAGGTTTTAATGGCTGTCTGACAACAAAGCGTCCCGGCAAGCGAGTCAGTCCAACGGCATGTTTTTGAACATACACATTTGGCGAATTGACGATGACAATAAACGATTGCGGAAGTGTGAGATACGCCAAGAGTTTCTCATCAGCGTAAAGATCTTTTATTGCGTAGTGTTTGTCATTGTTGGGTTTACCATCGAGCTCTAAGCTGGACAGATCAATGCGATTAATGCTATCGTAAATTCGATCAGGAAATAAGAGATTGTTAAAATCAATCTTGAGCGTCCGTTCGTTGATGAGAGAATAAAGTCCGTCTAAAGCATGGAGATATCCCCCTAGAACAAGAAGGACCGTTTTTCCCTCTACAGACTCAGGCAACCGGACGTACGCGAAATTCCGATATTCTTGATCAGGGCGAGTCTTATAGACCATATTGGGTGTGATCTTGATTGTCGTAAGAGGGCCCAATTCTCTAAAACTAATCAAACCTGCGCGATTGTGATTGGCAATCGTGGCCGATTGCCATCCGTTGGGAATATAGAAACCGTATGTTGACCCTATCACGCGATGGATCATTCCATTGACACTCGCCAATAGATAAGGCGCATTGCTCATGTAGTCGACACCCGGTTTACGAAGCAGTAGGTCACGACGATCGGCTTTGGGAATGTTGGAATCTGGGTGACGATTGATATCGGTGGGTGTTACGCTATACCCAGCACGAAAAACCTCATTGTACTTGGCGAGCATTGGCTCAAGATTCGGCTTTGCCGTCGTCGTCGGTAATGTCTGATTTCCGATCGATCCAAGCCAATCGTTTAGCGATCGGGGTCTTGAATCCACTCCGATGAGGGTTCTGATCGTGTCATAGTACACATATCGGGTTTCACCAGTTGGAATATGAAGTAATTCGATATGGGCATTGAAATAGTCACGATGAAAGTCATTCAAATCCATCGTCGACATATCGTGTTCGATGTATCTGGCCGGATTGGTCTTGGTGGCCACGAGCGATTTAACAAAGGTGTAACTCATCCGAAAGACCCCTTGAGACGGCTAAAATATGGGCGTGTAAAGATATGAACTTCCCAATAAATAAATACTGGTCGAAGTCCAACGTGTTCATACACTCAGACGAAATCCCATTTTTTCAACCGCTGGAGCGACTCGATAATGGCCTATGCGTATCCTTTTGACCCAACGGGTACAGAAGTCACCAACAAGATTACTGGAGAAAGCCAGATCATCTCGCCTCCGGGCTGGTTGGACTATTACTTCATTGTTCCCAAAGCTGCGCCTTACTTTCGAGACAGTTTGGTCGTGCGGCATTTTCCTTCCAACCAGTTGCTGGTGGAAGGTGTTGACTATATTCCTTCGCATCGTTTCCATGAGGCGAGCTTGGCGACAGGAAAGATGGTCTATGGTAGCATTACGTTCTTTGACAAGACGCTCACAGGTATTGTTGAACTGAGTTACCAAACCATTGGTGGCGCATGGACCATTGACGAACAGAAAATTCTACAGATTCTGGGCAACGCAACTCAAAATCCGCGTATTACAACGTGGAGCCAAATCGTCGATTTACCATTTCAGTTCCCGGTCATCAACCATGTCTGGAATCTAGATGACATGGTGGGGATGAGCGAAATCTACGATGCGCTCAAAGACATTGAAGCGGCTATTCTTGCTAATGCAGGACAAGCGCTTCAAGACCACATAGACGATAAGAATAATCCGCATCAAGTCACCAAAGCCCAAGTAGGATTGGGAAATGTATTGAACTATGGCGTGGCAGATTTGCCTGAGGCTCAGGCAGGGACAGCGAATAACAAATACATGACGCCACTGCGTGTGCGGCAAGCCATTGAGAAATATGCGACCGATACCGGATTAGCTGGTCACATTACTGATTATAATAATCCGCACAAAGTCACGAAAATGCAAACGGGGCTTGGGAACGTCGAGAACTATCCCATTGCAACGTTGGTGCAGGCGACGACTGGAACAGATCATGCAAGCTACATGACCCCATTGAGGGTCCAGCAGGCGATCCAGATTCTGGCATTAGGCGATTTGGCCAGCCATAAAAATGATTTTAACAACCCTCATCAGGTCACTAAGACTCAGGTCGGCTTGGGAAATGTCGAAAACTTCGCATTAGCCAGTCTCACAGAAGCAACCGCCGGTGCACTACATAACCGATACATGACGCCGCTGCGTGTGCGTCAAGCCATTGATGCGCAGGTCAAGAATGATTTTGACATTCACGTGAACAATACCAACAACCCCCACAATGTCACCAAAGCACAAGTGGGGTTGAGTCAGGTTGAAAACTATCCTGTAGCGATTAAGTCGGAAGCTGAGGCTGGGACAGCAAACGATCGCTATATGACACCACTGCGTGTCAAAGAAGCCATTGCGTTTATGTCTGACAACCTGTGGCTACCGCATGTCAACAATACCAATAACCCTCACATGGTCACAAAGGCACAAGTGGGATTAGGGAATGTTGATAATTTCAGTACAGCCGCTCCAGCAGATGTTGCATTGGGGACATCGGAAACTTTGTTTGTCACGCCAAAAGGCGTCAAAGATCTTTTCAATACGATCGATACCGCCGCATATACGTCCCATATTAACAACATTAACAATCCTCACATGGTCACCAAAGCCCAAGTGGGATTGGGCAGCGTTCAGAACTATGGAATTGCGAGTAAGGGTGATGCGGAAGCAGGTGCCTCGAATACGGTGTACATGACGCCGCTTCGTGTTAAAGAAGCCATTGATCAGTTTTCATCTTCCACGGGGTTGGGTGGCCACCTGACGGATTATAATAACCCGCATCAGGTGACGGCAGCTCAAGTGAACGCATTCACGAAAACAGAAACCACCGCATTGCTGGACGATAAACTGAATAAAACGGATCAGGCAGAAGATTCTAAACTACTGGACGGAAAGAGTTATACTGACCTCGTCGGTACGTTTATTGCACAGTACAAGTACCCAGCCAGTAACCAAACAAGCACGAGTTGGACTCGGTTGGTGAACCTTGACCTCGTTGTCATCGGAAAAACGGCGGATAACAAACCCATCTTCAACGAAAAAGATCCGATTCTTTTCACATTGGCGGGCGGAAGTGAAACAGATAACTCGTTGGTGGAAGTGTTGCTCAACCCATTCAATTTAAATCAGTCCAATTCTCGCACCATGGTCGGGAATGGAAATGGGATTGAACTCTATCAACGATTGCTGAAAGTGCCCAAATCGACTCCGGTGGAAGCTGATCCTGATAGCCCACTCAACTTCGATTGGTCCTATGAAGTTTGGAATACAGATCAAGCCAAACGCGGCGAGTTATGGCTGACACCGATGCGGTATCTTTTTGCCGATACCATCTTTGATATTGGATCTTCAAATGAACTGACAGCACCTAGTGGTTTACAACTCATTTTTCCACTTTCAATCGATGCAGGTGATAATCCACACATTGCTGAATTTGATATTGCTGACGTTGCAGACGATCCATCCAAACCCATCTCGAACTTTCCTGTCCCGGTGAGCTTTGGCGAACAACTCAGTGAGTTTGAGACCATTGCATTGAGTTCCGACGGCACTGTGATGGGCGAGCAATATGATGTGTTTGCTGGCAAGCAGTTCAAACCGTCCGGTGTGCTTCCAACTAAATTTGGTGAAGAAGGCAAATTGACCATCCATGATCCACTTCAAGTGTTTGATCAGTTGAATTATGTCGCAGTCTCGCCGCATGCGATGACGCATTACGCGTTTGAGATCAGGATGAGTAATACCACCTTCCATTCTTCTATTTCTTCTCCGAGAGGATTTGGAGTGGGTGTGTGTTTAGCGCATCTTTTCCGTAATGGAAAATCACATGGGCTTTATGCCTATCGAACTGACGGCGGAATTGACGGTAAAGGGTTATTCGTCGTAGGCTACAATTTGTTCCAACCAGACGAAGAATTGCTCTTTACGACAAATGCGACATTCAAATGGGGCGATGGGATTACCAATACGTCTCGTAATCAAAGTGGGTACACTGGCGCAGTGTCCGCCGCTGGTGGCATCTATGGAACGTCAACTCCCGATTTCATGAAGTTCTCTGTTGAAAAACGCAACGGGACGATCAAGATCAAAACCACAGAGTTTGGCAATAATAACTATACGTCTGGTATTGAGACGACGTTGGTCCTCTCGAATCATCCTGCGCTGAGCCGATTGTTTTCAGGCTCGACTCAATGGGGACTTGCTGCAATCAATACGGGGCCATTATCTACAACACGGATTAAAGCACCGGGTCAAAACCGTGCGTATTACGCGAAAGGCCATCCTTCAGGCGATCAGGCCGCACAGTTGATTACGGACATCAATGAACCTAACATCAGACGGTTCGAAGTGTCTGGTATCGATCAGGAGCCTTATGTGACGCATGCAGCTCGCGAGATGGGCAATGCATGGTTTATGGAGGGCGGGCAGAAACCCAATCGGAACAGCCGGAAGACCACATGGAAGAATCGACTGATTTATAGCCCCACCAACGGTAAACTCTATGTTGGCCGAGCTGACGGGGGATTACGACATCTTTTGATTGACGCCGACAGTGTTAACGGCGAAACCGTCATCACCCCATAACAGGAGATAAGATAGCATTATGGCTGACCCAATTGTTTATCCATTTGATTTGACAGGAACAGCAGCGACCAATAAAATCGTTGCTGAACCCCACAATCTTGTCACTGCCACAAACCGAGTGATTGTTCCGAACTATGGTCCATTTTTCTCGCGATCGCTGGTGGTGAAGAAAGTCAGCGATGGGTCCACACTTGTGAAAGGTGTGGACTACGTCCCTGCTCAACTCCATGCACGCCTGACGTTAAGAGCAGGGATTGAAGTCTGTACGATCATTGTGCTCAAGCAGCCCGGCTTAGGCGATCAGTTCTTAATTGAGTATCAAACGGTCGGCGGTGATGAAACCACCAACGCCGATGCGATTAAGGCCATGATTGATGCCTTGAATTTAAATGCGCAGACAGTGAGATGGGGGGATATCGTTGGCAAGCCAGCGAGCTTCCCGCCAGCAGCGCATTTGCATGACATTGGCGATACGTATGGTTGGGAATACATCATTGTTCAATTAGAGGCCATTCGTCGAGCCATCCTGGTGGGTAGTGATACGGTCATGGATGAGGTCAAGCAGTTGATCTTGTTTTATGTCAACGATCTGCTAGACGATATTAACGATCTCACTGCTGCGCTGAACGCCCATACCGCCGATTTTAACAATCCTCATCAAGTGACTAAGCCCCAAGTGGGTTTGGGAAATGTTGAGAATTATGGAATTGCGACCAAAGCAGAAGCGGAGTCGGGTGTTTCAAATGACAAATACATGACACCTGCTCTGGTAAAGGACGCAATTGCTTCACAAGCAAGCGATGCGCTTCTTGACCATCTGTCAGATTTTAACAATCCTCATCAAGTCACCAAAGCCCAAGTAGGGTTAGGGAATGTTGAGAATTATGGCTTAGCAACCAAAGCTGAAGCTGAAGCAGGCACTGCGACCAATAAGTACATGACGCCGGCATCTGTAAAAGACGCCATCATGTCGTTAGCGGCAACGGCACTCAACAGTCATCTTCTTGACTATAATAATCCTCATCAAGTGACTAAGGCGCAGGTCGGTCTTGGTAACGTGGAGAATTATGGAATTGCCACCATCACTGAAGCGCTTGCCGGTACTGCGACCAATAAGTACATGACGCCTGCTTTGGTGAAACAGGCGATTACTGATGGGGCCGGTACGTTATTGAATGCTCACCTGACCGATTACAATAATCCCCATCAGGTGACTAAAACCCAGGTCGGTTTAGGGAATGTTGAGAATTATGGTGTCGCGACTAAACAAGAAGCGGAAACAGGAAACGCAACGAATAAATACATGACCCCTGCGTTGGTGAAGGATGCCATCGGGGCACTTGCAGTGAATCCGTCCCTCTTTCAAGCGCATATTAACAATACCAGTAATCCGCACCAGGTCACGAAAGGCCAAGTCGGTTTGGGTAGTGTTGAGAACTACCCAGTGGCCAGTCTGGCGGAAGCTCAAGCGGGAACTGCAACGAATCGCTACATGACGCCTGCTTTGGTGAAACAGGCGATTTTCAGTATTGGTACCGGTCCCGCCGGTCCGCCCGGTCCGCCCGGCCCTCAGGGTTTTACTGGACCACAAGGACCACAAGGACCACAAGGTATACAAGGCCCTCAAGGTCCTCAAGGTCCCAAAGGCGACAAAGGAAATAAAGGGGACCAAGGTATACAAGGCATACAAGGCCCTCAAGGACTGAAAGGCGACAAAGGCAATAAGGGGGATCCAGGGCCACAGGGACCACAGGGGCCATCTGGTGGTCCGCCCGGTCCGCCCGGTCCGCAAGGTCCTCAAGGCTACACTGGACCACCCGGCTGGGGTAATCCGGGTTCACCCGGACCCAAAGGAGATAAAGGCAATAAGGGGGATCCTGGT